AGTATCATAATAGACTAAATATATTAACCCAAGCGATAATTCTAACCGGTTATCGCTTTTTTATTACTAAATAATTATAATATCGTTAAAGTAAACCATTCTCTTTAATATATTTACAATATTTTTTATGTTTTCCGAACCCTAAATGACCTAAACAAATTTTACCGCAAACGCACGTATATTCTATTTGCGATTGAAGTTTTGCTCTTTCTTTTTGTATATCTCTATTTTCTTGAGTTTTCATATAATGAGTTTCTCCGTAATTAGACATAAACGTTTCTGCTTTCATTTGTTTTATTTCTTCTGATTGGGATACATTATCTACTCCATATATTAAATTTACAGTAGATATCATTTTAGATTTTATATGTTCACATTGTAAAGGAACTTCTGCTCCATGATTTTTTAAACATGTAGATTTTTTCTTTTGTTTAGTTTTTTCAGACTTAGATATATTATCTACTCCATATTTTGTTATCATGGTCATTTTAGATTTTTCTTTAACTTCAGGAATTTGAAATTGGTTAATATATCCGGTTTGTATTAATAAATTTTCTACATATTTTTGATACGTTTCTGGGCTATTAAATGAATTAGAAAAATTATCGTTATTGTGTAAATTAAACCAATCTTTCGATTTTGAACAATTTAAGGTTTCCAGAAATAATGTTTCATAATCTCCTGCGCTCATTCCGTCTAAATTTGTATCTATTCGTAAAATCTCAAAAGATTCTAATCCTTCTTCGGATATAATAGAATGAATTACTTTAGAAGAAGTTTTATATCCGTTTGGAGTCATAAAAGTCGAAGGATGACAACCTTTACCCCATTTAGATCCTGCATATAATTTATTTGAATTTATGTGTCTTATTATATAAAAATAAGGGATCGTTATTTTGTCCATATTGCTGTTACTCCGGTTGATAAATGTTTTGAGTGATAGGGAGTTGGCGGCTGCAACCGCGCGAACTCAACTATATTTAGCAAATAACTTAATTAAGGATTCGCCAATGCGGAATTTACAAGAATATTTAAAAAACGATAATTTTGGTACAGGATACGGTCAACCTCAATTATTATTATGCGGCGGAAATGTATCTATTGGCGAAGTTTCCGCCGAACGTATAAATTTAAAACAAATAAGTAGAGACGAAATCGTGCCTATTTTAAACGATTCGTTAAAACAAATTTCAAAATCATTTTCTAAAATGAATGGACTTCCGCTTTGGGACGATAAATTAATTAAATCTAAAGAGTTTTTATCTGGTTCCGCATTTCATTTTTTTGATTTAAAACATATAGATAGTAATTTATTTGTATCCAAAAAACCGACTATAGGAGACGTAGACACGCAGGTTGATGTATTATTATCGCCTCTTTTAGAAGATTTCTTAATCAAATCTGTCGGTAAAACTTACGGCGATCTTACTTTAGTCGGTCATAAAAATTCTGCTGGTCAATTCATTTCGTTATGGTACTGTAAACAGTTTAATATTAATATCCAAATTGATTTTGAATTGGTTGACTTTAAAAACGGTAAACCAACTGAATGGAGCAACTTCTCTCATTCTTCATCTTGGGCAGATATCGTTGAAGGGATTAAAGGTCTTCACCATAAATTCTTAATGCAGAGTTTAGCGGCAGATAAAAAAGAACCAATCATTATTCTTACAGGTAAAACGAGAAAACCCAAAGAAACTGATAAGACTAAACTGGCATTCTCTGTACAAAAAGGCTTACGTTTAAGATATGTTCCGCATTTAGATGATGCTGGTAATATCGTTAAACAAAACGGGAAACCTGTATATGACGAAATTGACGCTAAAGATTCTGTAATCCATACAGAATTGGAAACCATATTTGATATCTATTTTGAACGGAAAGCGACTAAATCTGATATTGATAACATGAAATCGTTTATTGGATTAATTAAGTTGATTAAACAGTATAAATCTCATGCTCAAATCGTTGATATTTTTGATGATTATATTGATAGATTGTTTAGCAAAGGTGCTCAGGGGATCGTTAAAGGGAATCCATTAGGCGATTATGATGAGAAATATCCTGGAGTGTATTACTTCTCTCAGCAAACCAATATCAACTTAGATAAATACAAACAAATGATAGCTGAGTATTATAAAAATTATAAGGTGTAATATGTTAACATTTAGTCAATTTAGACAAAGATTAGACGAAACGGTGGTAGCTACTACTCGTGAATCTATCATCCATTTACAGGGAATGAAGGACGTTGAATTCATTCATTTTATGAGGTCAGTTAAATCTGAGCTAAAAGGTAAATTGAAGAATATTCCTGTTGCTCTTAAAGTTGATGGGTTCGGGTTTAGAGTAGGTAAGAATGAATCTGGTAAAGTATTCGTCGAATCTTCGCGTTCTGGTCCAATATTTGATTCTGGAGCATTTACTGCTTTTAATAAATCTAAAGGCGTTACCGATCCTATTATATTAGAACGATCTGCCCACTATGATGATGTACTTGAACATTTCAAGTCTAGCAAATTCGCTGCTGTATTGCCAGTAGATTCAAAAGTTGTAGTAGAGACGCTATATAATCCACTTGGTAAAGAAGAACACGATTGGATTCAGTTTGTATCTGTAAAATATGATAAATCTAAATTAGGTTCTTTGATGACTTTATTTCCGTTGAAGGTACTTGTTTCCTCTACTGGAGAAACCCATCCTGACGAGGCTAATATCCTTAAATCATTGTATGCTACTTCTAATGATTCTATTAAGGTTTTGAATCCAACATTACGAATGAAAGAAATTGATATTTCTGGGTTCTTGAGTCCATTGGATTCTATTACAGATAGAACAATTGAAATTATTAACAGCAGAAAGGCTGTTGATAAGGAAGAAAAGTTAGCGGTAAAGGCTATGTTACAAAAATTGAAAGACGAATTAGCCGAGTATATTATTTCTCATCAAAACATCCAAGGTAAAGATATGATTGGTAAAAACTTGGAGGGTATCGTGATGAAAATATCAGATAAATTAGTTAAAATTACTACCACTGAATTTAAGAATAGAGCTAAATCATGAAAAAGACATTAGTATGCGCGTTTGGTCGGGCGAATATTTTTCATAAAGGACATATGGCACTTGTTTCTGAAATTGAGAAAATCGCTAAACAACATGATGCCGATCCGGCGGTATTTTTATCTCATACAGAAAATAAGAAGAATCCTTTACCATATGACATTAAAGCTAAATTAATGAATAAATGGACTCATGGTGTAGTTAAACTAGATCCAAATGTTAAGGTTAAAATCATTGGGAATTTATTACATTACGCTAATGAACACGGATACGAAAATGTGATTGTTGTATGTGGTTCGGATAGATATCCTGAATACAGTAAATCGTTACCAGCATTCGCGGAAAGCAGAGATTACTTTAAATTTAAAAGTGTAGAAGTAATGGCTCTACAAAGAGACCCAGATGCTGATGAGGATAATGCTGCTAGTATGTCTGGAACTGCCATGAGAAAATACGTTACTGATGGGGATTTTAATTCTTTTAGGAAATCATTGCCGGATCCTTGTACAGATGCAGAAGCTGAAATCGTATGGAAATTAGCTCAAAAGGGGTTAGGCGTTAAAGGCTTGACTGAATCTATTTTATCTTATAGAGAATTCAGGGTTATCAATGAAACCAAATAAAGATATAATTAAAATTTTAGCAGATATCCTTGACGTTAATATGAAAGATAAAGACGCTAATGATAAGCTAATCAAGAAACTAAAAACAGCTGATGTTCCTAATGAATTGAAACAATCGGCAATGAGTTTGTTATCTCCAACAATAAAAGAAGGGAACATGAATTTTAAAGAATTTAGAAAGAAATTGCTGGAGCATGGTTCTACCGCTACTATGACTTCATCTGATGCCACTAAACCTACTGATAATAATCGCCAGTTAACATCTAAAGTCGGTTACGAAGAAGGCAAATTCGCTGATACCAATATGGATATGGAAGACGGCATGGAAGAATTATCTGATGATGAAATTGAACAATTGTCAGGTAACGTTAATGATTTAGAAGATCTAGTGGATTTAGGCGGCGTTGATTCTGATGAATTACATATGATTAATGATGCTGGAGATTCTATAGCCGATGTTGTTGATGATAAAGATGAAGAACAAGGCGAATCATCTGGTAAAATGATTAAAACTAAACAGATGGGCGAATCGGCTCAATTAGATGAAGTCCTAACTGCTTTGGATAGAATTAAACGTAGACAGGTATTTGCTAGAAGTGAAGCTAAACGTCAGAGAGGAATGAAAATGGCATTCCATACTCAGGCGTCTCCAGAAAGAATACATGAACGCGCTAGACGCACAGCGGTTAATCTATTTAAAATGAAACTGGCTAAGAAACCGTTGGATCAATTAACTCTACCAGAGAAACAAAGAATTGAAAAGATTGTGGCTAAAAAAGGAGCTACAATTGCTAAATTAACATTAAAATTGTTGCCTAAAGTTAAGGCTATTCAATCAAAACGTTTACACCCAAGATAAGGAAACAAACATGAGTTTATGGAAAAAAGAAGATACTGACGCTGGCATCCCAAAGTATCTATCAGACGCAGATCGTAAAAACGCGGTATTCATCGATAATGCAGAAGCGGCTACAGCTGCTGCTAGAGCTAAAGGTATCGATGGTCCAGGATGGTGGTTATATAAAAGTCGTAAAGATTCATCAGGAGCGATTCGCCATTACGCTGAAAAATTAGTTCCAATGAGAGCTACTGCTATTTCTGCCGGCGACCGCCCT